GGTCGGCGCGATCCCCGAGGTCGGGTTGCCGGTCGGTCGGCTGAACCCTCGACCGTGGCCGTGCATCCGCCCGAAGGTCAGGTCGATCCCGCGAGGGGTGCTGCGGCCTCTGGCGTGACCCGTAGCGGCTCCGCGCGTGATCGCCAGGCAACTTGCCGTAGCGCGGCTGTGCGGCCGTCCTGCGGCCCGTCCGTGGACGAGATCGGACGCCCTGGTGGTCGCTCGGGAGTAGGCCTTGCCTGCTGCCCTGCCGATCACGACGTCGGTGCCTCGGGCGGTCGCCCTGGTGTGGGCGCGGGCGATGGCCTGGCCCTTGGCGATCACCGTGCCAACGGCGGTCGAGCGGGCGCGGCCGTTGACCTCGGGTGCCTTGACCTCAAGGTTGTCGAACTGCCCGGACAGACCGATGAACCCGGCTCGGGTGCTAGCCGGAACAGCATTGTCAGTGACCTCGATCTGCTTGACGCCGTTGAACCACGCCGCGATCTGGTCGCCGCGCACCGTGATCCTGATACGACCCGCATGGGAGCCGACCGGCACGTTGGAGCCGAGTTGCGTGTAGACGCCAGCGACGCGCTTGAACAGGAGAAGATCGTTGGACCCGGCTTGCAACCCCGCGATGTAGGCGTTATTGCCGCTACCACTGACACGAGCCGCGACGAACTGCTGCGTGGTCGATACGCCGTCGGCCTCGACGATCTGGTCGTTGACGCCGACGTCGATGGTCGCGTAGGGGTCGCCGGTTGCTGGCCCGAGAGCCTTGCCGCCGGAGACTCCCCACACCCCAACATCGGCCGACCACGCCTGACCGGACTCGGCGATCCCGAGGCTTGTCCCGTTGTCGGCGCGAGTGAACGTGTCGCGGCCGACAACGGACGTGTAGACGATGCAGAGCGCACGCGCCGGTGCGCGACCTCGGCCCCGAGCGATTGCGGCTCCGCGCTCGATCCCGACGGCGCGAGCTGGCGCACGCCCATGCCCGTAGCTGACGGCTTGGGCGGTGACGATGACCGTCGGGGTCGCCTGCGGGTCGACCTGCTGCTCGCGCAGGATCGGCGGGCCGATGCGACGGAACCCGGCGGCGCGGATCGAAGGCTGCTGGACCGTTGCCTCGACGACCAGCGCGAAGCCGGTCCCGCTCGACGTGGCACGACCATGCGCCTGCCCGACCGCCTTGGCGATCTCGATGTTGGTCGCCAGGGCGACGGCGCGGCTGTGTGAGCGTCCCTGCGCCTTGCCAATCTCGATGTTGGTCCCACGAGCCAACCCGAGGCTGTGCGCTCGTCCTACGGCCGCTCCGAGGACGATCCGCGTGCCAACAGCGGTCGCCCGAGCGTGATCCCGGCCGACTGCCTTGCCGATCTCGATGTTGAGGCCGCGAGCCGTCGCATACGCATGGGCCTTGCCTGCGGCCTGTCCAAGCTCGATGTCGGTGCCGCGAGCCGTCGCCCGACCGTGCGCCTGACTGACCGCCTGCCCGGTGACGACCGTGACCGGCGCGACGGCGATGAACTCCTGCTCGCGGAGGACCGGCGGCCCGATCCTCTGGAAGCCTGCCGAGAGAGGACGAGCCGGTGTCCACGGAGAGTCGGCGGTCGAGACGCCCGGAGACGAGTTGCCCTGCGATACCGCGAGCGAGTGCTGCTGCCCTTGCGCCTTGCCGGTGACGATGACCGAGGCCTGGACCGCCGCTCGGGCATGATCCCTCCCGACCGCCTTGGCGATCTCGATGTTGGTCCCACGCACCGTTGCGCGTCCACGGCCGCTGGCTTCGGGCGACTTCGCAGTGAGGTCATCGAACGCTGCCTGGTCCGATGTCAGTACCCCGATGCGCGTGCCGTCGAGCAGCGCGACGTCGGAGATCGTGTACGCGATAACCGGGACACCGTTGACCGATACCGAGACGCTGGTGCCTCGGGCGGCGAGCATGATGCGTCCGGCATGGAACCCGAGAACGGCCGAGCCGACTTGCGTGTAAACACCGCCGACCTGCTTGTAGAGATCGACGGTTGTTGAGCCCTGCTGCCACCCGGCGACAAGACAGTTCGTCGTGTTCGACATCCGCGCGACGACGTAGGCGTGGCCGCTGCCGCCGGAGCCACTGCCCGTCACGACGTCAACCACCGCGACGTGATCTATATGTCCGGTATCGACCGTCGCGAACTGTGCCGATGCCGAGGCCACCGGCGTCAACTGACCGCTTGCGATCTTCCAATCACCAGCGGTTTCCTGCCAAGGCAGACCGCCGACCTCCGTTGACCCGAGCGAACTTGAATCGGCCCGCGTGAAGGTGTCCTTCGCCAACACCGGGAAGTTGACGATGACCAACCCTCGGGCAGCGGCCCGTCCGTGTGCCTGACTCGCAGCGGAGCCGGTGACGACGTTGGTGAACGGCTTGCTCGGCTCCTGGGAGACCAGGAGCGGCGGCCCGATCCGGTTGAACCCCTGCGTGAGAGGACGTGCCGGTTGGATTGCCTGCACCTGCTCCGTGCTGCCTGCGATGGTGACCGCCTGCGAGGTCGTCCGACCCTTGGCGTAGGAGATCGCCCGTCCGGCCCGGATCACCGAGCCGACGGCGGTGCTGCGGCCCTTGGTCCGCGCTGCCGCTCGGCCTTGCGCGAACACGAACGGCACGGCAGCCGAGCGACCACGTCCTCGGTAGCCCGCACCGAAGTAGTCGACGTACATGAACTGCTCGATGCCGGTGCGCTCCAGCTCTGTCAGCTGGCGACCGAACACCACGACGTCGCCGAGGTAGCCAGTGAGGTTGCCGCCGATATGTTCCGACCCGAGGTTGAACAGCGTCGGCGTGATGTCGATGTCGTCGAGTGCCGCGTTCGTGAGGTTCTGCGCTCGGTTCTTCCACGCCGTGATCGTCGTGCCGGTCCAGACGAACTCGGTGAGCAGCGTCAGGTCGGTGAACGGCGGCGTACCCCAGTATTGCGAAGTGGCGTTGATCCGCACGGAGAACGTCGTCCCACCATCGCTGGCGAAGTTGAGCCGGTTGCCACCACCTGCGTCGGTCCACGACAGAACGTGACCGCCCGGCGAGAACTGAACGATGGCGAGTACCGAGATGTCGGGGTCGGTGCCTGCCGCCACGTTGACGATTGCCGCTGTCGTCGTATCGAGCTGTTGCGTGCTGGCACCATCGAACTTCAACGCGGGTCGACGGTTCAGCGGCGAGGACCGCGCCATCGTCGGTCGCTGGCTGGGCGTCGACTGCGTGACCGCAATCGCGTTGCCTGAGCGATCTGTCCAGCTTGCGACTCCCTGGCCTTCAACTTCGCTCAGGCTTGTCGTCTGCCACCACGCCGTCAGACCGGAGACGTCGGTCGGCTGCAACGCGGCCGCACCGTAGGCGTAGACAACGACCGTGCCGCGAGCAGTCGAGGTTCGCTTCGTTCTCCGCGCAGCGATAGGACCGGACGTGACGACCGCTCTCGGCTCGACAACCGGCTCCTGCGAGCGGATGACGACAGGGCGGGCGTGATCCATGCCGCCAGGCGGGAACGCGCCGAGGACGATGGGACGAGGCTGCGGCATCGACGGATCGGTGTTGTCGAACTCCGCTGCGACGGAGCCGAACGCCGACGGAGCAGCCCCGCCGAAGGTCAGGGTCGCGCTGGTCTCGCCGCTGTCACGGTGCGACGCCGCGCCGCCGGTCGATGGCACGTTGTAGCCGAGGTCGAAGTCCTCGGTGTAGCCCGAACGAACGGTCTGGTTCGCCGACCCGTTCGTGCCGTCGATCAGGCCGGTGATGATGGTCGAGGTACTGAGCGGCGTCAGGCCCAGGACCGGCGCGGGCGTTGCTGCGGCCTGGTTGTCCTGCTTGCCGCTGGACCGCACCGCCGCGATCCCTGCGCGGGTCATGCCCGATAGGGCGTAGACGATCAGGCCGCCGCCGGTCGAGGATGCGGGCGTCGTCGTGACGACGATGGACTCGGCCCGTTGGATCAGGTTGTTGCGGACCCATATCTGAACCGAGTCCACCGAGGTCGACGCGAGTCCGGAGACGACCTGCGTCCAGCCCGAGAGGTTCGGCGCGGTCGCGTTGTCGGTGAGGACGTGGGAGCCGGTCTGCCCCGAGTGTCCCGAGACGGCGACGAGCAGATCGCCGGGCAGCACCGCGAAGCTCGCGGTCGCCTTCGCGCCTGCCGTCGTGTTCCAGACGGCCGTCGTCTGTGCGCGAACGCCCATCCCTAGCCGTCACCTCCATGCACGAAGAAGCCCGCCCGGTCCGCTGCGCGACAAGTCAGCCGACGCAGCGGCATGGGCGGGCCTCCTCGGGCGTTAGTTCAGAGCCTCGAACAGCAGAGCGGTCGTGGTCGCCGTCCACACGCCTGCGCCGGATCGCTGCCACTGGAACGTGACCGCGTTCGTGCCGACCGTCGTGTCGATCGTCACGTCGGCAGGAGCGGAGGCGGGCATGAGGTAGGGCTGCAGCGTCGAAGCCAGGAGCGCGACGACAGGCCGCGTCTCGGCCCACATGCGGCAGGTGCCGGTCGCGCCGATCGAGCGGCACTCCATGTAGCCCTCCATGCGCCACGTCACGTTGGTCTGCGACACCGTGCCTGCCACCGTCGCTCCGATCACCAGCGGCGTCGGAGCGTCGCCCGATCCGTAGGCCATCTCGAAGACGTAGTTGCCAGCCGTGCCGTCGGTCGTCGCCTTACCGAACGCCGAGAGCTTTACGACCTTGCCGACCCGCCAGTAGTTCGCGGGCAGGATCGTGCGGGCAGGCGCCCATAGCGCCTTCTGCGTCGTCGCCAGCGTGATCGCCGACTCGTCCACGACGATGTGCGGCTCGCGCAGGTCGCGGTAGAAGATGCCGTCCGCGCCGCCGCCGATCTCGTACAACGGCTCCGAGCCTGCCTCCCATCCGAAGGCGTAGCCGTTCTTCGTCTTGAAGCCTGCGAACGTCGGGAGGCCCCACTGCGCCCGCATCGAGTTCAGCGCGTCGAGTTCCTCGCGAGGAGTCGAGCCGCGTTCCAGTGTGAACATCCTTGCCTCCCCTATCAGTCGAGGAACACGTCGAGGTCGCCGGTGGCGATCCTGAACGTGTCGCCGGAGTTGACCGTCTTGTTCGCCACGAGCCGCCAGAGAGCCGACCCGGCAGCCGTGATGTTCAGCGTGCCTCCGCCCGAGGTCGTCGAGACCCGGAAGGTGTCGGTCGTCAGCCCAACGGCGAGGACGAAGTAGAGCGTCCCTGCCGTGATCCCCGCCGGGATCGTCAGCCCTTCCAGTGCCTCGAAGACGACGCGGCTGTCGGTCACCAGGCCATGCGCGACGGACTGCACGTCGTCGGTGGCCAGGTCACCAGATCGGACCTCGGCGAGACCCGACGTCAGTGACAACCAGCCGGTCCACAGACAGTTGCCTGCCGAGACCGCGTCCCACGCGCTCCACCCGACGATCCCGTTACCGGATACCGCAGGCATGGAGGCGAAGTCGATGTTGGCGTTGTTCTGCAGCGTGCCCGCCGCTGCTACGGCGAAGTCGGCCTGCTGGCGAGCGTACGAGCCGCCGGTCGCCTCGGACGTGCCTGTCTCGCCGGGATCGGCGGTGTGCAGGGCGATGAACGGGTTGGCCGTCGGGAGGCCGCCGCCGGTCGTGGTGAAGTTGAACACCGCGTCCAGCAGCTTGTTCTCCGCGTAGTCACTGATCGTCACGGTGTTGCCTCCTCCTCCATCAGCTCGGCGAGGGCGATCAGGGTCAGCTCGGACGGGAGGCCGCTCTCGGCGAACACCGCCGCCGGGACCAGCCACCCATTACGCACGAGACCCTGGATGGTCTCGAAGTCTGCGGCCCCCGGAACCTCGTCGCCCGGCTCGAAGTGCTGCACGCCCTGCACGCCGCTCTCGTCTCGCGCTCCCAGCCCGATCTCGACGGGCTTGCCTGCTACGTACTTGGTCTTTGCCACGTCGTCGCTTCCTCTCTCGGGCTAGTGCCGAGGGCGAGGGGTGAAGGGGGCCTCCCAAAGCCCCCCCGCCCTACGGCACCCTCGTCAGCCAGCGCTCCGGCTCCGTGATCCGCTGCGCTTTGCGCCCGCTGGCTTCTTGGCCGCAGGCTTGGCCGCTGGCTTGGCTGCAGGAGCAGCGCCCTCCAGCTCGCGCACGTAGCCCTCGCGCAGCAGGTCGTCCAGATGCTCGCCTCCTGGGAACGGATCGCCCGCATCGAAGTGCGTCAGCTCCTCGCCGCCGATATCGAACGCGACGACCGCCTCGTATCTCCTTGCCATGCCTGGCCCCCTTCTGCCTCTCTGCGGCTTACGCCACCGCTGTCGCGAAGAACGCGCCGAGGTCTGCCGCAACGACCTTCATGTCGAAGGCCACCTCGATCTCGACCCGATCGCTCTTGAGGGAGTCCATGCGGAACTTCGACACGGCCCCTCCCATCGCGTTCGCGCCCTCCAGCCCGGTCCACGCGAAGGTGTATCCCGCGCTCGGGGTCTGCAGGGACGGAGCCGGAGCGACGTAGCCCAGCCATGCCGACTTCCCGGCGATGAACGCGCCGGTGAAGGTCTGCGGCGAGGCGGCGTTCGTCTCGGCTGCGGTGTTCTCGATGCCGTTCCCGATCAGCACCCGGTCGAGACCCAGAGCAGCGCTCAGGATATCGGGGCCGATGAACGCGCGCTCGGTGTACTTGATGCGATCCACCAGGCTTGCGTTGTCGGCCAGGGCGTTCCACGTCTCAGCGCCGAGGACGAGCGTGTTGGGCTTGTAGCCCGTCCGCTTGGCCACGGCGATGATCTGCGCGCGGAGATCGGCCAGCGGCGTCGATGTGCTGACGTTCCACTGGAGGAACTGGTTCGCTCCTGGCGCCGCTCCCACGCCCGTCTGATCGTTCGTCCAGACGCCCGTCGTGAAGTACTTGCTGACCCACTGCTTCTCCTTGCGGATGAGCGCCTGCTGGGTCAAGTAGCTCGCGGCGTCGCGATCCTGGTCGAGCGGATCGTCCGTGTTGGCCCGATCCTGGTCGGCAATGTCCTTGTGCAGCGCCCAGACGTCGGCGAAGTACGTGTCCTGCGCGACGCGGTAGCCGCCGCCTGCCGACTCGGTTCCTGGGCCTCTGCGCTCCATCTCCGCGCGGAAGAAGTCTCCGCGGTCGTAGACGAAGTAGCGGCCGCCTTGCTTGGCGACTGGCACGACCGGGAACACCTGGTCTGCCAGATAGTTGTTCGCGCCGAGCATCCACCCAACTGAGAGGTTGGTGAGGATCGCGTCGACGTGAACCTCGTTACGAACAGGGTTCGGCACTTCAGCTCACCTCTCTCTCAGACCTTGTGGTACGGACGGACGAGGACGTCGATCAACTCGTTGGCGTTGGCCGCGCTGGTCAGCGCGATCCCCACCACTTCGTTGGTCGTGGTTGCCGTGATCGCGCGGCCCGAGCCATCGCTCATGACCTCAGCTCCCGCGGTTACCGCGGCGCCTGCGACGCACTTCGACGTGGCCCCGCTGTTCACGCGCACCTGCGCGGCCTGCCCGGAGGCGGGCCTGTTCTGCAGGATGCCCAGCGGAATCTGCGTCGCTGCGGTCGTCGTGGTCACCTGCGTGGCCGACGATGCCCGCACGATCTTGTACTGCTCCGTAGCCGCGGAGTAATCCGCCGCCGCGAGGCGCGTGATGTCGCCGCCCAGCTGATCGCCAACCGTCATCGCTCGCTCGCCTCCTTCTCTGCCTCTCGGTGGAGCGCCTTGCCCTCGTCGGTGGAGAGGGCCTTCACGAAGGCCTCGCCTTGCGTGATCCCGTCGCGCTTGGCGATCTCATCCGCCAGGGCGCGCAGCTTTGCCTCGGCCTCGGTCGGCGCGTCGCTGCCGCCGCCCTTGCCGATCTCGACGAGCGACTCGGAGGCGACTGCGTTGGCCGCTCCCAGCGCCGTCTCGACCTGCTCCGCCAGATCGGGGTCGGCCTTGCGCAGCGCGCGCAGCATCTTCCCCATCGCGGCGGCGTCGAGCCGCAGGAACCGCCACTCGCTCGCCTTGGCGATCGCCTCGGCGGTCTCGCTGGCCTCCTGCATCTTTGCGATCTGCTCCGTGGCCGCGGCTGCCTCGGCCTGCGCGGCCTCAGCGTCGTCCTTGGCCTTGGCGATCAGCTCGCGCACGGCCTCCGGCACCTCGGCGAGAGCCTTTGCGATCTCGGCGTCGGCGTCGGGCGCCTCCTCCTGCTCCTGCACCTTCTCCAGCTCTGCCTTTGCCGTGGCTGCCTCTGCCTGCAGCCCCTCGACGTAGGCGCGCAGCTCCTCGGGCGCGTCGCTCGGAAGCTCGTACTGCTTTGCCGCGGTGTCTGTCACCGTGTCCTCCTCTCGACTTGCTTCCCCAATGACAGCCCCGAGGGACTCCCATGCTTGCCGCAGGCGATCCACGCGGCCGCGGGTAAGCCGCGGGTCGCGCTTCGGCGCTGCGTCCTTGCTTGCGACCGCGTTGGCCGACGAGCTGTACGTCATGCTGCCTGGCTTGCCCTTCCACAGAACGATCTCTGCCTCGGGGTTGTCGCCCGCTGGCACGAAGGCCACCCGGTTCACATGCAGCGACGTGATCCGCTCAGGCATCCACCGCCTCCTTCCTGGCGAAGCCGCCGATCGAGAGCATCGGGTACGTCCCGTCCTTGACCTTGGCGAACATCTCGGGATCGGGAATGTGCCAGCCCGTCCACCAGCCGGTCGGCAGCGCGTCAGGCGCGAGGCCGAGCTTCTCGAGCTTCTCGGGCGTCACGACGAGGCTCTCGACGAGCTGCGCCTTGACCTCCTCGGTGTGCGCCTCGTCTCCCTCGCGGTAGTCCAGGTTGAACGCATAGGCGGCGTCCTCGATGACGGCGATCTGATCCACGAACTCGCCGCTGTGATCGACGACCTGCTGCCCGTCCTTGGTCATGACGTAGGCCCAGCCGAACGCCAGCTGGCGATCCGGGTCCGTCTTCTCGATCACGACCGTCTTGGTGACCTCGCTCCAGCTCTGCTCGACCTCGACGGCGCTTGCCGCGTCGAAGGCGATCTCTCCCTGGGCGTCCGTCGCATAGGGGACCGAGTAATGGTCGCCGTCTACGCAGACGATCACATGGTCGTCGTAGACCTCCTCGACCCAGCTCTCCTGCGGCGGCGCCATGCTGGCCTGAGCCTGCATCTGCTCGCCCCAGGCCTCGCGTACCTCGTTGATCTGCTCGGTCAGCGACGGTGCCTTCGCCATCCCCAGCTTCTCCAGCAGGCCCATGCGGTCCCCTCATATACGACGAAGGCGCCGGGCCTGCGCGCGATGCGCAAGACTCGGCGCCTCTCTCGACGCTTACGGGTCAGGATGGTAACACGCGCACGGCCGCGCGCAAGTGCCTACGCCGGGCGGAACTCAGACTGGTGCTGGACGATCACGGAGCGCACGTCGCCCAGCTCTTTGCCTCGAGGAGGCGTGCCGCCCAGCCCGTCGTAGAAGCGCACCTCGATCCGCAGCAGCGAGAGCGAGGCGTCGCCGTCGAGGTCGATGCGGTAGCGCTCGACCGCCGCCGTGACGGCTCGCACGATCTGATCCGTCGATGTGTCCTCGAGCTGCTCGACAATGCTCATCGCTTGCGCCTGCGCCTCCAGTCGCGCTCGGAGTCGATCGCCACGGCGAGGCACCACAGGAAGCAGAGAGCGGCGAACGCTGCCCAGGCCGCGATCACTGGCCCCTCCCGATCGAGCAGGTGCAGCGGCAGTTGGGGTGCAGCGGCGGCATGCTCACGTCGCCCAGCTCGGAGGAGAAGTCCTCTCCCAGCCCGACCTCGGTGCCGTCCAGGTCGGCGCAGATCGCCTCGGCGTCGCCCGCTGCCACCCAGACCTTGGTGGCGTTCTGCGGCAGGAGGCCCTGGGCTTGCGCCTGCGCCCAGCCCTGGGCCTTGCCCTCGTTCGCGCTCTTGAGTATCTCCGTGCGCGCGATCGTGCGCGAGCGCGTCGTCAGCAGCTTGTCGTAGTAGCGGGCCGACAGCTCGCCCACCCTCGAGGCGCTCATGCCGTTCGCCTCGAGCGAGTAGCGGTAGTTCAGCACGGCCGTAGACCAGCGCGAGTGCAGGCCGATGAGGGGCTTTATGTCGCGGGCGATCACAGTCGGGTGGCCTCCCTCGATCACGGCCCGCTGGATCAGGGCGCGGATCGAGTCCCGCGTCCCCTCGCTGATCTCCACCACCAGCTCGCCCGCCCGCTGCTGCGCCCAGGCCGCGGCGGCAGGATCGGCGAGGTTGAAGCTCGCCGAGATCGACGCCGCTGGCTCCGGCTTGGCCTTGACGACCTCGATCGCGGCGGCCTCCCGCACGCCCGCTGCCTGGACGGTGCGCAGCAGGATCGCCTCGAGAGGCGCGGGGTCGATGAGCGGGAAGCGCAGCGTGGCGATCTCGCCTCGATGCTCGACCATCCCCTCCAGCTGGGCCAGCGAGACGCTCGCTACGGCCTCGGCGAGCATCCGGCGGATCGCCCGCTCGGCCTTGGCCTCGGCGCCCGCAGGCGCCAGCTGGAGGGGATCGACGGCCTTCTGCCTCGGCCGCAGGGCCAGGGTCATACCTGCTGGGCCTCCGGGTCAGCGGGCGGCAAGCCTCCTACCTCGCGCAGCCGCTCCTCGATCGGAGCGTCGAGGATCACACCGCTGCTCGCAATGTCCTTGATGTAGGCGCCCAGCTCGCCCAGATCGACGCGGCGAACCTCGCCGTGACGCAGCTTGGGCCAGAGCGCCTCGGGGACGTTGTTGAGCTTCATCAGGCGAGGGATCGCGTAGTCGTTCATGACGTACTCGATCTCGTCAAGGAACGCCGTCAGCGCCGTGGTGAACAGCTCGACCTTGCTGACGCCCAGGGCCTTGCTGCCGACCGCCTCATGCCCGAGCAGCAGGAAGTCGGCCATGAGCGTCATCGCTATGCGCTGGTCATACCGCGCAACGATCGCGTCGGTGTCGAAGTTGCGGCGGCCGCCCGAGGTCAGCAGCTTCAGCTCCCACATCTCGTGGCCGCCCTCGTCCAGCTCCTTCGGGAACACCACGCTTGTCTGCGCGTCGGCGCGGATATCCCGCAGAATCGTCTTGACGTCCTCCAGCACCGCCTTTGCGGCCTGCGGCGCGTTGTCGTCCAGATAGCCGGGCGGCACCAGGGCGACCGGCAGGCCTGCCAGATCGCGCTCGATGCCGATGGCCTCGATCTCCTCGATGCGCTTCTTGAAGAACCACGGCCGGTAGGCGTTGCGCAAGACAGAGCGGCCCTCGGGGTTGGAGCGCGCCGTCGTCGTCCGGAACAGCAGGCCCTTGTCGATCGGGATGGTCACCGTGCCTGAGTCCGTCGTCTGGACGAACGCCTGGATGCCGCCGTTCTCGTCGAAGTCCCACTTGTAGAGCGACTCCTGAACGCGGAGGGCTTGCTTGCGCCAGCCGATGCGGCGATCGCTGTAGCGGCTGTTCGTCGTCGCGTCCTCGCTCGGGCCTCCCCTGATCTTGTAGACCGTCTCGAAGAACGCCCAGCCGAAGGGCAGGAACGAGAGCGCGGCGGAGATGAACTGCGGCCAGGTGTGCGACATATCGCCCAGGCACTCGGTGAGGAACTGCGCCTCGAGCTGCGCTGCCTCGAGCTGCGGGTCGCTCGGCTCGGCGTGCCACTCGATCTCGCGGAGCGTCATGTCGATCGAGAACAAGATGGCGCCGACGATCGGGTCGTTGTCGCGCATCTCGCGGTACGTCTTGGTCGCGTAGTTGTCTCGCAGGCGCGGGTGGAACTCGTCTCGAACTCGGCCGCCCGTTATGCGGAGGCCCGACGACCCGATCTCGGCTCGGTCAGAGGCCTTGCGGATCGGGGTCGGCTCGATCACAGCGTCGCTCACGCGAGCATGATACGCCCTCGCAGGCCGGTGTCTAGCGGAAGCGCCCGACCTCGACCGTATATCCGTCGCGCCTCATGCTGCGAACGATCGCCCAGGCGAGCATGCGCCGCGCCCAGCGCGAGCCTCCCATCGGCTCGCCCATGAGCATCGCGCGCAGGCGGGCGACCGGCCCGACAAGCATCGGCCCGTCAAACTCGCTCGGCTCCTCCGCCACCGTCGCGCCGCCGTCCAGGACGTGGATCGGCGCCAGGTAGAGCCGCTCGTCTCCGGTCGAGCTGGCGGCCCAGCTCATCGCTGCCCGGTGCGCGCCGAGGTCTTCGGCCAGCGGTATGCGCTCCCCGTCCTCTGCGACGTGGCCGATCATGACGGGGCCGACCAGGGCGGCAAACCGCGCCTGCATGGCCTCGCCGAGGGCCACGACGGGCTTGAAGGCCGCATCGGGAACCGGGGTGTTGAACTCGGAGGGCGGCAGGACGACCCAGGCGTGCATGCCCTCTGCTCCCCGGAGGCCGACCCCGATCACGGAGTCGGCGCTGGGCCAGCGCGAGCCGAAGCGCGCGATCCGATCGACCGTCTCAGCGTCCTCGCCCACCCTGCTGCGCCTCCGGCTCTCTCTGCATGCCGCCGTCCCCTAAGACCCAGGGGCCGTCAGCCAGCCTAGTCCAGAGAGCGCCGCAGCGCGAGCAGCCGCAGGTGTAGCGCTGGTAGCTCATGGCGCCCGCGTGATCGCACCATGCGTTCATCGGCACGCGCTGCATCAGAAGATCACCGCGCCCGCTGGCATGCCGCCGGGGAACTCCTCGGGCGCGTTGTGCCAGTCGTAGCTGTCGCAGGCGCGCTGCCAGATGCGCGAGCCAGCCTCGTAGCCCCACGTTCGCTCGATCTGCTCGAAGCTCACGCGATCGCCGCGGGCGTCAGCCTGCACCATGCGCCGAGCCAGCATGCGCACGGCCTGCTCCTCGTTCTGAAACGGGATGCCTATGCCTGTCATGGTCGCCTCCCCTTGCTCGCCTGGCTGAGCGCCAGCCAGATCACGGAGCTGAGGGCCAGCAGGCCCAGCAGCAGGCTCCAGCTCGCAGCGGGCGTCATAGCTGCTCCTCTCCTCGAGCGATCCTGGCGCCGAGCAGCATCGCTGCCATGCGCTCGTACAGGTCGTCCTTGGTCTTGCCGAACAGCAGCTCCTTCGCGCCGCCTCGCGCGTAGAGGAAGTAGCCGGACGGCGTTCTCTCGATGTGCAGCGGGCGGGCCTCCTCGGGCAGCTCTCGGATCACGCGGCCCAGCATGCCGGACAGCAGCTTGGTCGTGGTCATCGCTGCCACCCCTGAGAGCGGCGAGCGCGGGAGGCCTGCTGCCACTCGCGCTCGATCTGCTCCTCGACCTCGCGCTCGCGCTCGGCCTGCTCCTCGGCGTTCTCAGCGTTGCGGTAGGCGGCGTCGCTTGCCAGGCGCGCCTGCACCGCGCGGTCGATCGCCCGCTCGTAGCTCTCCTCGGTCCTGCTGAGGCTGCTCATGCTTGCTGCTCCTCTCTGTCGAGGTCGAGGATGTAGTCCTCGGCCAGGTCGGACTTCGGCTGAATCTCGCAGCCCAGATCGCGCAGGCGGCGCAGGTGCGCCGCGAACTCGGGGCCGTACTCGTAGCTCGTCCAGGCGTGCCGATCCCCGTCCCAGCGGAAGCCGATCGCCTGAATGGTCTTCTTGACCTCGGGATCGCGCGTGGCGCCGCCGCGGATCATGCACAGCGGCGCGCCGTATGGGAATCCCCGCGCGTAGATAATCCGGCCGCGGCTCGTCTCGGTCATCGGTAGCTCCTCCTGCTCGGGCGCGTCTCGGCGACGCGCTTGACCTCGATCCGCTCGACCTCGGGCCGCGCGAGCAGCTCCCAGGCCAGGCGGTCGATCGCGTGGCGCCCGGCGATCGTGTCGGGCTGGCTCTGATCGGCGCGCGAGGAGCCGTCAGCGAAGTGCAGGATCAGAACGAGGCCGCTCATGCCGAGGCCTCCTCGCTGAGGCGGCGCGCGATCTCGAGCGCTGCCGCGCGGTAGTGATCGCAGCCGCGAATCTTGAGCGTCGCGGCGCCCGCGTGGTTCGCGCGCCAGCCGCTCGGGCTGGTGGCCGCGACGTAATCTCCGTCGAGGCTGCGGCGGTTCGGGTGGGCTTCCCAGCCGGGCGCCCAGCCCGCGGCAGCCAGCTCGGCCTGCGTGGCGGCGGCCAGCTGCTTCGCCTTGGCGAGGCTCATGCCCGCGTCGAGCCAGCTGCTCAGAATGTGGCCGTTGTGGCGCATCTCCGTCCTCCTGTCGTCCATGCCTGAACAATAGAGGCGCTAGAGAGCGCTGTCAAGTCCTAGCGGGAGAAGAATCTCAGGCCCCTGAGCTGCGGGTTTGGCAGCGCGCGATCAGTCCAGCCAGTAGGACTTCGCGGTTTCGCCTTGCGGCCTGAATCTGCCCACGGCAGGCTTGCCAGCCAGGGCGGAGAACGCGCCCGAGAGGGCGTCCACCTGATCGTCGTGGAGGCCCTCGGGGAAGCTCGCCAGCTCGGAGAGGAACTCGTCGATCCACGGCCCGGCGACCAGCTTGACCTCGCCCGCCTCGGCTCGAGCTGCGACGGGCTGCGCGCGAACCTCCTTCGATCCGGTCGGGTGAACGCCGCGGAAGTCGAATCCGTCCAGGACGTTGCGGCGGTAATGCGAGATGAGCGACTTGCCGGAGGCGCCGCCCTCCTGCTCCATCCGGACAGGGACGGCAGCTGAATCCTCGGCGGCGATCGCGGCGACGCGCCGCTCGACCTCATGCGGCCCGGCGCGGAAGCGCTCAACGTCGTCCACGTAGTAGCAGCCCGCGCTCTCTGATCGCGCGAGGAGCAGGCCGCAGGTGAAGTCCGGGTCGTTCAGCTTGCGCGCCGCCGATCCCTTCGGAGTTTCGCTCGCGGCGAGGTCCCAGTAGCGCACGTGCGTCGCGTCGGCAGGCACGTCCTCGGGCGCGACGATCTCGAACCACGCGCGCTTGAACATGCGGCCCGGCTCCTTCACGTCCCAGTCGCCGTGGCGCAGCTGGCGGTACGCGACGCTGCCCAGCTCGACCAGCGAGCGCTCGTACTCGGCAATGTCGAGCGCAGGGTTGTCCTCGAGCCGCGCGCTCACGAACAGGCGCCCGCTCTCCGGCCCGGCGAGGATGAACCGTGCATGCACCCAGGGCTTGCCGGGGCCGATCGGGTTCGACGCCGAGCGCATGCGCAGCGGAACGGCGACGGAGAGCGGGTTGCGGAGGCGCGAGAACAGCAGCGTGTATTGCTCCTCGGAGAAGTCAGTGACCTCGTCCACGCCGATGAACTGATACTCGCCGCCCTGGTAGTCCCTGATCGCCTGGCTGTCGCTCAGGTGCTTGAAGGTCAGCGTCGCGCGGCTCGGGAATGTCCAGCGATGCTCTCCCTGGTTCCAGCGCGCGTCGGTGGCTCGCAGCCACTCATGCGATCGCTCGAGCAGGCCGCCCGGCTGGCTGAGCATCGGGTAGGTCTGCCGGACGATCACCGCGGCGTAGCGCGGCACGTCCACGAACTGCAGCGCCGCCATGAGCAGCGCCTCGGACTTGCCGCCGCCTGCTGCGCCTCCGTAGAACGCCTCTCGGATCGGCGTCACGATCGGCCCGATGAACAGAGCTTGCTTCGGGTGGTTCTGAACGAGAGCGCCCGCGCTGTGCGGAATGTAAGCGTTGAGCCGCGGCTGGAGCGTCTCGCCTCGCTCGAGCAGATCGGCGGCGAGCTGCCCTACGTCGAGCGACACGGCCGGTTCTCCTCGAGCTGCTCCAGGCTCCACTCGCTCTCGGCCGCGACCTCGGCCAGCCAGCCCACCCAGGGCATGTCTCGGTCCAGCTTGCAGGCGAGATCAGCGACGCAGATCAGGCAGCCGCCGTCTGCCTTGGCGATCACGGCAGCGACGGTGGCTATCTCGTCTGGAGTCACCCGGCGACCATACACCGAGGCAGGCCCGCTGGGCGAGCCTGGGAGCAGGGCGGTCCCGCCTCCGTAATCGGGGCATCGCCCCGGCCTTCGCGCTGGCGGGCGGGCCTCCTGCGGCGCCTCTCGGCTTCCCTACCCACGCCGCCGCCCTCTCCCAGCCGGAGGCTAGCAGCCGCCTCCCCAGGGCGCCCAGCTCCAGCTCATGTGGGCGTACCGGATCGCGATGAGGACGTTGCTGCGAGCGTTCCAGACAGAGCGGCCGAGGTTCTGATCTCGCACGAACTGAGCGCGCCCGGCGATCTGCCCAGCCCAGGTGCCGTCCACGAACTGGTAGACGCCGGACGCGCTGCTGTAGGGGTTCGCAGCGAACTGCTGGAACCCCGACTCCCTGCGCGCGATGCAGAGCGCCAGCGGCAGGCCGCCAGGAACGCTCCAGCGAACGACGGCGCAGCGGATCGTGTACCGGACCTCGTCCTGGGTCCAGTTGCGCTTGCCGTCCCAGTACTGGAACCGGCAGCTCGGCACCTGCTTGGCGCCGACGAAGCGGTGGGCTGAGGCCGTCCTGGCCGATCGCGTCGGAGCGATCCCTGCCAGCGGGCGGGCCTCGGCGGCCCCGGTCGTGATCAGCGATGCGGCAACGAGAGCCGCCAGTATCAGGCGTCGCATCCTGCCTGCCTCCTCTCTCGGGCATGCCATAGGCCAAGCCCGAGTCGGTTGGGGGTTTTGCTCGGCGAGCGAGCAGGGCCGACCTTAGCAGCTCAGCCGGGCTGAGTCTCGGAAGCCGCCGCGATCAGCTCGCAGCCGGTCACGATGCAGGAGATCGGGATGTGCGTGACGGCCCGCCAGCCGTCGTCCTCGGGCAGGCGCTCGGCGGCGAGCGAGATGAACAGCTCGTCTCGGGAGATCAGCCAGCCCACGGTCTGCACGATGTAGTCGGCCCTGGGCCGATCCTCTCCGTCCTGGCTGAACTCATGGTGCGCGTCCCGCCAGGCGATCTGCAGCAGCTTCACGACTGCTCAGCCTACACCCGGCTCGCAACGCCCAGCTCCTCTGCGGCGGTCGCTGAGAGCATCCACACGCTGACCTCGTTGCCGCTCGGCGCATGCCAGCGCCAGGGCGCCTTGACGACCCAGCCGCCTTCCTCCAGCTCTTTGCGCCGAGCGTTGCAGGAGCGTATGTCGTAGTGCGTGAAGTTCTGTATCTGCTCGTCCGAGAGGCCGCGCGGATAGGCCGCCGTCAGCAGCTCCAGGACGTGGGCGCGCTTGGTCCCCGTCGTTGGCTTGGTGCGCAGGGCGGCGAGGCGCGCTTCCTCGCTCTGCTTCGAGAACTTGCCGACGCGGTTCGCTCCAGGGTTGTCCAGCAGGCGCGCGTTCTCCTCGCGCAGCCGATCGACCTCGGCGCGCAGCTCACGCAGCTCTGCCTCGTACAGCTCGCAGAGCGCCAGCCAGTAGCTCTCGCTGCCCAGGTCCTCGCGCTGCGCCAGCGCCGCGCGCTGCTCCTCGGCCGAGGGCTGCTCGAAGCCCGGCTGGCCGTCTGCGGAGATCGCGCGGTGAACCTCTGCCTCGATCATCTCGGCCTGCAGGGCGTCTCCGTCGAAGTCGAACAGAGAGGGCGCACCGCCAGGCATCGGCGGCTCAGGCGCAGCGATGCGCTTGCAGGCCTTGTATCCCTTGGCGTGGTGAAACCCGCAGGCGATACAGAACGGCTGCGGCTCGGTCACAGCTCTCCTCCCAGCGCGGCGCGCGCGATGCACTCGTCATGGCCCTCTCGAACTGGCTGCCGATCTCCGTCGATGAACCGGAAGCCGCATGGCGCCAGGTTCAGCGGCGAGCGGCAGGGCTTCGACGCGATCAGGGCCAGGGCTTGCTGCATGTCGAGAATCCTCACCCGGATCGCCTCGTGCAGCTCGGTGTGCCGATCTCCCAGCGGATCGTTGCCGCTGACCGGCCGCGCTAGGTGCTGGCCGAGCAGGTCGGCTGCCTCGTTGTGATCCTCGGCGTGGTGCGGCAGCCTGCTCACTTGCTCCCGTCCTCCCCGGCCGACTGGTTGAAACAGAAGAAACAGCGACGAAGGACGCGCCCACGGCAATGCTCACCGTCCGGGTAGCCGTCGCACCAGCACCAGGAGCGGCCGTTGTCGGCGACCAAGCCGCAGTCCGTGTCGCCTGCGTACAGCTCCCAGTCGATGCGCGGGTATCGACGCTCGGTGA